GTGGGCCTATAGCTCAGGGGTAGAGCAACCGGCTCATAACCGGTCGGTCCCTGGTTCGAACCCAGGTGGGCCCACCAATACTTTGAAATGCGAACCAGTAGCGCATTGAGTATTAAATGCTGGCAATTCATTCTTATAATTGAATACGATTTCAACCCTATCACTATAGATAGTTACGCTCTTAATGAAAGTATCAAGAATACGAGAGCGGCCTGCTTTGGTGGTAGGGTTTTCTTTTGCCATTCTCTCGAGAAAATACTCGATATGATCCGCTGTAAATTTGATAGGTATAAGAGCGCTCTCATGGTTCGCTTTTTGCTCTAATAGGTTATTGCGTTCGCTCTCGAGGTTTTCTATTTCACCTTTAAGGCGTTCCGTAATAAAACCTTGCTTAATAGCATTCATACAGTTATTTAATTCTGTATCAATAGCCTTAATTTTGTTATTTATGCCCTGTATGGCGATTTTTGCCTCTTGGGTAGTGTTATTATACCCAGACATAACTAAATCGACTATACGAGCGATATTTGAGGGCTGATTTAGTATTTCAAGCGTTCTATTAATAACTAAATCCTCGAGCTCATCTCGGCGAATATTTGGAGCTGTGCAAGTATGGTATTTGCGGCGGTTAGTACATACATAATAATGGTGCTTTTCTTTATTTCGTGATGTAGCGGTAGAGCCTGCATAGTGGCCGCCACATTCGCCACAAATTAGCTTGCCGCATAGATTATACATTTCAGAGCGTCGGCCTTTATTCTTAATTCGTGTAGGCATTATAGCTTGTACCTCATCAAATACCTTTCTCGAGATAATAGGCGGTATTGAGTTTTCAATGCGAATATCTCCCCATGAGTACACGCCTATATATTTTTCGTTGGATAGGATAGTTTTTATCACACTCGGCGAAATCTTGCGGCCTCGCTTTGTCAGATAGCCTTTACTGTGCAAAATATCGCTAATTTTAGCTATAGAGTGCTGTTTTAGGTATAAGTCATATATTAACCTTACCGCCTTAGCCTCATGAGCATTCACGGCTAAATGGTGGCTTTCTGTTAAGTCATAACCGAGCGGAACCGCCGAGCCGTTCATCTTACCCTTTAATGCGTTTTCAGTCATGCCACGGCGTACCTTTTGAGATAATTCTACAGAATAATACTCGGCCATACCCTCGAGCATACTCTCGAGAATAATGCCAGCAGGCTCGGCGGTGATATGTTCCTTTGCACTTAGCACTCTAACACCATTACGGCGTAATATGCCCTTATATTTGGCGCTATCCTCACGGCTGCGGCTGAACCTATCAAGCTGATACACGATCACATAATTAAATGATTGATGAGCACTATCTCGTATCATCTGTAGGAACTCTGGGCGGTTATCAGTACGAGCAGAGAGGGCTCTATCTGTATATATCTTAGTAATTAATATGCCCTCACGTTGAGCGTACTCTGTGCACTCTCTTATTTGGCCCTCTATTGACTCGTCTCTTTGTTTATCGCTTGAATATCTGGCGTATATAACGCCTGTTTGTAAGTCTTTTGTCATTGTGTAATGTTCCTCTTAATGATATAATTAATTTAGTAATAATAATAAAATGTATATCTTAAATAACCGCCGAGGCCGCTATCTATGGCGGTTATTTTATTTTAGGTAGAAATAAAGCCCCTTAATAGGGGCTCTTTTTTTATTTAGCTGCTGGCGGTGTAAACTTGCCTATGCGTTGGGCGTTCCCTAGTGCTATCATAGCCTCTAAATAACCATATGTATTTGGTTGTAACTCAACTCGTTTTGGAGGGTTATGCTTGCCATTTCTTAATGTTTTACCATTTCGGCCGTCTATAAAGTTTGTTTCTGTTAGCTCTAACACAATGCTGCGGCTGTTAAAATCATATTTATAGTGCTTTATAAACTCTGTAACAATGTAATTCTTATGAAATGGCATATAGCTATATATTGGTGTAATGATTTCTAGCGTATTGTTACCTGTATTTATAACTTGTACATCAATAGGCATAAACTGCTTTTCATGCATGGCATTAGGCAACTCTATATAGTTATTATAATTTACCAATTCTGGCAAAGTGATAGCTTGCGCTGGCATAATACATAAAGCCAACAATGCAGCAATAATTAACTTTTTCATATACAAAACTCCCCTTACTGTTCCCTTTTACTCTGTTTTTAGATAAGCCTCAATTAATGCTTTTATCGTGGCACGTTCCTCGTCGGTTATGATGTGCTTGCCATAAGATAATATATTATCCTTTTCAAGTACCGCTTTGAGATTAACTCCCTCGGCGCTCTCTATGCTTATTAGTGTAGAGGGCGCTTTTTTAATTTCTGGCAGCGGTAAGTTATGGATCACATCTTTTTTGAGTGCGCATGCGACATATAAATCGTCGATAGCCTCATCATCATAAGGCGTAAAATCTACGTCTATGCCGCATTGGTGTATAAAGTCTATCTTTTGTTGGCGCATAGCGTCATAATCGCTAACCTCGCCAGTCAGATAGTACACAGATACCCCAAGATAATTGGCCAACTTTTGCAGCTTATCAAGTTTTGGCGTGTATTCTTTCTTTTTCCATGCTGCTAGGGTAGACCTCGACACGCCAGTAGCTTTAGCTACTTTATACGCTGTCAGCCCTTTTTCTTGCAGCAATTTATTAAATCTTTCGTACATTTTCTCTACCTTATTTTATAAATTAGTTAAGAAAGATTTACGAAAAGTTTACTAGGTGCGTACAGTTTTCTGTGCTAATATATAGCCATAGGGAACGTTAAGAAAACTAAACGCTTTTAGTAATTAACTTTTCTTAACTATTATAGCACGTTAAAAGGGGGTGAGTAAATGCAATATGAAAAAATCGACCAATTATTAAGAGAAAACAATATTACGGCTTATAGAATGTGTAAGTCTTTAGGGCTTAAAACATCATCTATGACAGCGTGGAAACAAGGCCAATACAAGCCAAGCCTTGCTAGTTTAAAAAAAATCGCCGATTTCTTCGGCGTAACAGTTGATTATTTCTTATAAAGAAAGGAAATAACACGATGAATGAATTACAAGTATTCAATAACGCAATGTTTGGGAATGTGCGGATTATCTTACAAGATAATGAGCCGTGGTTTGTAGCAAAAGATATAACTAATATCTTAGGTTATCAAAATAGCAGCAAGGCGATTGGTGATCACGTTGATATTGATGACAAACTCAATAACGAAACGTTATCGAGTTTAGGCCAGCGTGGTGGGTGGTTAATAAATGAAAGCGGTTTATATTCATTAATTCTATCTAGTAAATTACCTAGTGCAAAACAATTCAAACGCTGGGTAACAAGCGATGTACTACCTAGCATTAGAAAATACGGCTCATATAGCATGGATATTCCTAAAACGTTGCCAGACGCATTAAAAGCATATGCTAGTGAGATAGAGGCACATAACAAGACTAAAGCCTTAGTTGAGGCACAACGGCCGAAAGTGATTTTCGCCGACGCAGTAAGCACTAGCGAGAGCGACATTTTAGTAGGCGACCTCGCCAAATTGCTAAACCAGAACGGCTACGCAGTAGGGCAAAATAGACTATTTGAGCAGCTACGAAATGAGGGCTATCTGATTTCACGAAAAGGTAACTCTTACAATATGCCCACTCAAAGGGCTATGGAAATGGGACTTTTCAGAATTAAAGAAACAGCTATAACTCATTCAGACGGCAGAGTAAGCCTCAATAAAACGCCTAAAGTAACAGGCAAAGGGCAACAGTATTTTATTAATCGCTTTATAGGTAAATGATATGCAGCTACTTATAGACTCGATATATGAATTTTATAACAACGCTGAAAATCTAGCAGCGTTTGAGGAATGGAAAAAAGAAAGGAAAAAACAAAATGAGAGTACACAGATTAAGAGCAGCGGAAAAGAGAGCTAAACGCAGGGCTCTCAGAAATGAGGAGCCGAAAGACTGGCAATTATTGCTATTCACGGCTAGCATGCTTTGGTTTTTCTTTGAAATCGGTTATTGGTGGTGCACTGGTGAGGTGCTCAAATGGTAATAGAGGTATTAGCAGCGTTATGTATGGCAAGTTCATTTATAGCTGTCTTATACAGTATCTACTCAATGATCTGTATTCTGGCATAAAAAAAAGAACAGTCAACTAAAAGCTGACTGTTCAAAGTTCCAATCAATTAAGAAAAGGAACATCACACAACAATATTATAACGTATTTAGCTATGAAAAGAAAGGAAACATCACACAATGTACAAAAAAATCTTTGACAGCAAAAACGCCACTCGAGAGGAATGGCTAAAGGTTCGCAAGCTAGGGCTTGGCGGCTCTGACATGAGCGCCGTGCTAGGTGTTAATCAATGGCGCAGCCCTCTCGATGTGTGGCTCGATAAAACCAGCGACACAGTAACAGAGCAGGAGAGCGAGCCGATGTATTGGGGCAATATCCTCGAGGATATTGTGGCCCAAGAGTTCGCAAAGCGCACAGGCTATAAAGTGCGTAATAACAATTTCACATTACAGAGTGAGCATTACCCTTACTTGCTCGCCAATATTGATAGGGAAATCGTCGGCCTTGACGCTGGGCTTGAATGTAAGACAGCGAACGCATTCAAGGCTGAGGAATGGCAAGGCGACAATGTGCCAGACGCCTATTATATCCAGTGCCAGCATTATATGGCTGTTACTGGTAAGGCAAGCTGGTGGATAGCTTGCCTCGTAGGTGGTAATACATTCTACTACAAAGAAATCAAGCGTAATGAGGAAATTATCCAAGCAATCATTGATACAGGGGCGGAATTTTGGCGGTTAGTCGAAACTAAGACCATGCCAGCGCCAGATGATAGCAAGGCTTGCAGCGAGGCTCTTAAAAAACTTTATAAGCAAAGCAACGGCAAAGCTATAGAGCTATCAGCTCAATATAACAATGTCATTGTTGATTATCTCGAGTTAAAAGAGCAGCTCGCAGAGCTAGAAAGTAAAAAACGAGGCATTGAAAACCTCTTGAAAGACGCTCTAGGTGAAAACGAAAAAGGCTCATGTGGTGAGCATTATGTAAGCTGGAAATCGAGTAAACCTCGTGAAACATTCGACAGCAAGAAATTCAAGAGCGATCATCCAGATTTATATACAAATTACATTAAACAAGGCGAGCCTAGCCGCAGATTTGAGGTGAAATAATGAAAACTCATGATTTACGAAAGTTGCTCGAGGCTGTTCCTTATGATTTCGAGGTACGTATCGAAACACCTGTAAATGCACTCTATTATACGGCTGATGTAAAAGCTGTATATATCGACTTTGAAAATAAATTATTAGTAGTTGGAGAAAAAAGACAATGAAAGACACAGAAAATAAAGAAATCGAAACAGTAGAAATAAAACCGAAAAGAAAGCACTTGCTTGCTGAAATAGCCCAATTAAATGAGCTTAACAAAAAACTAGAAGATGATCTCAGATATAGAGGTTACAAAGTTGAAAATCAGAAAGACGAAATTGCAGAGTTAAAAGCTGAAATTACTGCACTGCGTGCTTATGTAGCAGGTGTTAAAGGCGACGCATTCCCAGAAAGCGAGGATAAATAATAATGGCAACTACAACAGGTATTGAACTTAAAAAGAATAACATCGTAGCTCAAAAAGAGGCTAAAACACTAAAAGGCATGCTCGAAATGCCTGCATATAAAAATAAATTTAACGAAATGTTAGGGAAAAAAGCCGCTGGCTTTATTTCTAGCATTATCGCAGTAGCTAATAACAACAAGCTACTAGCTAAGGCCGAGCCCTCTACAGTTATTGGGGCAGCAGCGCAGGCGGCCATGTTAGACTTGCCAATTAATCAGAGCTTAGGCTTTGCGTATATCGTGCCATATAAAGGCGCTGCTCAATTCCAACTTGGGTATAAGGGTTATATCCAGTTAGCCCAACGCAGTGGCCAATACGTAGATATTGGGGCAAAAACAGTATATGAGGGCGAGCTAGAGTATGAAAACCGCCTACTCGATAAGTTTAAATTTGGCGAACGCACAGGCGATAAAGTTATCGGTTATCTTGCCTATTTCCGCTTAACTAATGGCTTTGAAAAAATGCTATTTATGGAGCTCGATGAAATGATCGCACACGCCAAGAAATACAGCAAGAGCTACAGCGAAGGCACAGAAAAATGGGGCCTTGCAGAATTTGATGTAATGGCCGAAAAGACTGTGTTAAAACGCCTACTTTCCAAATATGGCCCTCTAAGCATTGAAAGCATTCAAATGAGCCAAGCACTCTCTAATGACGGCGGCGTTATTTCTATGAACAAAGACGGCGAATTTGACGTTGATTTTAGCGGCGAAACTATCGACGCTGAATATGAGGAAACTGTAGAGGGACACAGCGGCGACACTTACAACGTAGCAGGCGAGATTATCGACGCTAACACAGGCGAGGTAGTCGGCCATGAATAATGATAAAATGCTCGCTCAATTCGGTGCTGACTGGGTGAAAGTACGAGATCATATCGCAGCTCTTAAAGTGAGCGATATTCCTTATACGCCTACTTTTATGGTACGAGCTGAAAAGTCAACAGGCGTACAGGCTAACACCATAAAAAGCATTTTAGATTATGGCCTACAAATTGGGTTATATCGGCATACAGCCGATAGAGATATTATCACATTCGCACCAGTTAAATAGAAAGGGGGATATATGACAACAACGCCTAAGAGATATTTTTGGTTAAAGCTGCATAAAGATTTTTTCCAACGTAAAGAAATTAAGCGTTTAAGAAAAATCGCAGGCGGCGACACATACACAATAATTTATTTAAAAATGCTCTTGCGTTCAATTATGAGCGAGGGAAAACTCTATTTTGACGGCCTAGAGGAGAATTTCTCATCTGAGCTGGCTCTTGATCTCGACGAAAGCGAGGAAAATGTACAGATTACTGTTACATATCTCTTAAATAGTGGCTTGCTTGAAATGCGTTCAGAGGATGAATATTACTTGCCAGACACAAAAGATAGTACAGGGTGCGAAACCGCAGGCGCTGCAAGGGTTCGCAAGCACCGAGAGCGTCAAAAAGCGTTACAATGTAACACCGACGTAACGCAAGTGAAACAATTCTGTAACGTAGAGATAGAGAAAGAGTTATATAAAGAGTTAGAACACAGAGATAGAGAAAGAGATATAACAATATCTACAACTAGAGAAAAAGAGATAGAGGAGAAAAACCCCTCATCTGTTTTAAATTTAGAAATCTATGATCTATGGGCTAAATACTTTGGGCCTTCCTCTCCCTTTGTAAAAGGTGTACTTGATGATTTAGTGAGTGAGTACGGCTTGCAGGAAACTATTGAGGCTGTGAATATCACTCATGAAAATGGAAAATCAAGCATTCGATATACAGAGGGTATTCTGAAAAACAAAAGAGGGGAAAATGAAACAATTCGACGCAACGGCAGCAATCGAGGAGCTAAAGAGGAAACAGTCGATTGGCAAGCCGAACACGAAAGAGTGCACGGTAAAGGATGATTTTGAATTTTACACACCTATCTATGATAAGCCTGTAATCATTCAAAATAACATAAACAATACCTATCACTTGGCTGGTATTCCTAAGCGCTACTACGATATGAGCTTTACATGGTTAAAGGAAAACGGCAGCTTTCCAAAGGAAAATGCCGAGGCCTATCGCATAGTGAGTGATTACAGGCAAAACCTAGAGCAGAATTTAAGCACAGGCAAGGGCCTCATATTGAGGGGCCCAGCTGGCACAGGGAAAACCTCTCTCGGCGTGTGCTTATTAAAAGAGGCTCTAGCGATTGGCAAGGGGTGCCTAATGATCTCTATACCAAACCTTTTGGATAACATGCTTACGTTATCCAAAGGCGATAGTGTGGCGTTCCTCAACTACGAGCAAAAACTGCGGAACATACCGCTTTTACTGCTCGATGACTTTGGAGCAGAGTATTCAAAATCTGAATGGGTGGCCGCAAAGGTAGAGAGCATTATCATAGACCGCTATAACAGAATGCGGCCGATTATCCTCACAACCAACTATAGCGAGGGCTGGACTAAAGACCATTACAGCCAGCGTATATATGACAGG